CGATTTTGGCGACTAACTCTTGTGAAATTTCAGATTTTACGATTTGTTCAAGAGTATCAAAGTTAGGGGTAGATTGGTATTTTACATGATACTCTTTGGTCATTTGTAGAATAATTTTAAAGTATTTATTATCAAAATAGTTACTCTCAATCACATCCATAATTGATGTAGAAAATCCCTTGTCGACAATAAGTTGGTTTAAAAGTTGTATTTGAAAGGTGTTCCCTAAGTAATCAAAGTTCTTGTTCATGTTGTGTTTTTTGTTCGTCTGTTTTATTAAATATTCACTTGTTTAAGTCAAATCCCATATATTCGAAACTTAATTTTTCATCTGAAAAAATGTCAGTTAAATCCCTTAAAGAGTCTTTCAAAAACGGTCTTATATCAACAGTATAACGAACTTTTGGTGGAAATAATTTTCCGTCAAAAAATCTGTGACAAATTGTCTGCTCACCCATTTTGATGTACATATGGAATTGCTCACTACCTTCAGTAAAGGATGTGTCCATGATTGACGGTTCATTGTATATAGCGTCAGCATTATCTAACATATAAACAACAGTTTTCATTTTTAAGTAATACTCAATTTCTTCTTTGAATTGTCGAATGTAGTCATATAACTCCAACGAATTTTTCGCCATTGGGTTATACCCTCGAACATTAAAGAATCTTTGAACAACAATGTTATCGTTCAACGTTAATAAGAATTCCATTTTGGTACTTTCTTGCTCTTTCATAATTTAATTTTTGTTAATATTTCTTTTTTCTTTTCTTGTTAATTTCATAAATGGTTTGAGGAAATTAACCCAAGCATCATCATTCTTGGGTAGATACTTAAAGAGACCATCTTCCATCATCATTCTCATTAAGTTTTTATATCCCCTATCTGTAGGGTCTATTGTGTCGGTTAAAATCTGTTCAACTAAGTCTTTTCCATCCTCAGTAATTAAAGGGTTTGTAAGGTCGACTATCTTTTTGTTTGTAGTATAAAACTCTTCACCAAGTATAGTTGATTTTGTTTTACCTGTCAAAAGATTTGTGAATGTTTTTGAAGGTTTATCTTGCGGGATATTTCGAGCATAGTCCAAGATTTCTTCCATAGTGCAGGGTTTCTCCTGCACCTGAGGGAAAAACTTAACTAATGTTTTTTCTCCAAGTCCCTGAATACCATCAATATTATCGGACTTATCTCCCGTAAATATTTTTGTTAATAATACATTGTAATGGGGTATGTTAACTTTGTTAAGGGATATCATATCCCCGTTTTTAAAGTACTGTTTTGTGATTGGTGAATAGATTGTCACATTCTCAGAGATAAGCTGTGTAAGGTCCTTATCTGCCGAAAAAATAATAATCTGCTCATCCTTAGATATCTGACAATAATAAGCAATTAAGTCGTCTGCCTCGTTGTCGCGCATTTCAACCTGTCTTACAAATATCTCCTCAAGATATTGTTTGATTCGGGACTTCTGATACAAGTACGATTCGTACTTATATTCATTCATATCGTCTTGTCGTCTATTTGCCTTATACTGTGGGTATATAGATTTTCTGATGGATGAATTAGAATCACCATCCCAAAATACAACAACCTTATCGTGGTTGTGTTCGTCAAGGAATTTACGGAGTACACTCACAAAGTGAAATACTCCGCCCACATGAGTTCCGTCGTTAAATACGTCTTTTGCTCCGTGGAATCCTATCTTAAATAAATTATCTCCGTCTACTAATAATGTCTTAATCACTTGTGTGATTTAAATTGTGAAACAATATACTAATCCTCTTTTTCTTCTTTTAACTCAAAATCAATTGAGTTAACGCCAAGAATATCTTTCCAATATTCCGCGTTTTCTTTCTTGTATTTTTCAATTGAAACTTTCTCTTCGGAAGCTTCTTTACCAGCCAAGAATCCGTGTGGTGTTACTATGATTTTTCCATCCTCATAACCCAAACCATTAATATGGTTTTTCATTACAGATACTTTTGTTCTGATAGCAAATTTAACACTTCTTTTGTCTTTTGTTGCAGTAATTTTGTTTGTTCCTGCATTTTTTTGGTTACCAAATAAAAACACTAATGATGAGTTTAACCAAATAGCTTCACCACCTTTTGCTTTAATCTTTGGTTGACCAAATGGATTGTCAGGTAATTCAACCCAAGGTTGGTTAACAATCACTAATGTGTTTTCATATTTTGAATCCGATTTTCTCGAACCTGAAATACGTTGGTTAATACCCATACCTATCTTATCCGCCAATGTTGCCGCGTTGTGTTGTTTACCACCCTTACCGTCAAAAGTCATCTTACACGGTACAGAACCAACAGAATCCCATAAGAACAATAAACTATAATCTAACTCTCCTTTTTCTTGAGCATCTAACAAACTATTAATATAATCCGTAATTTGTTCAATATAACTAAAGTTATTATTAAAGATGTAGAAACCATCCCAATCTAATTCTCCTGTTTCTTCATCAACAACTTCCTCACATTCAAAACCCATAAGTTTTGCATGTTCAAACGACCATTTCTGTTCTGTAATGATAAACACGGGTAGGATACCTTTATTCTGAGCATCAACAGCTGCTTTAACTAATGCAGTAGTTTTACCTGTGTCAGAGTGACCCAAAAACATATTTAAGTGTCCAATCGCAGGACCTGGTAATCCGACAGCATCTAAGAAATCAGGACCTAAATCAAAAAATCTTTGTGGTTTGTATTTCGCAGAAGTTGAGAACTTTTTCTTAACTGAACTGAAATCGTTTTTTTTTATTGCCATATTTTTTTTTATTTTATTTGTGGTTCTCTTCCATTGAATTAAAATTATATTTTCGGAATTCATGAATTGAATTTAGTTTATCTTGTGCGTTTGTCATTTTTTCAACCATCATATCCATTTCTTCAAGATGTTGTGGGTGTTCCCCAATACCAACAGAACTTGTAAAATACACTAATAATATTGCTTCAGCTTCTGCAATTTCTGTACGATACTTTAACGTTAACGCCTCATACATTTTTTCTGATATTTTATTCATTTTTTTTTTATTTAATAATAAACATAGACACTCAGAATTCCAAGTGTCTATGTTGTTTTAATTTAAAATGGTAAATCTCCGTCAACCGCGTCATTTGCTTGTGGGTCAACAGTTTTTTCGGGTTTTGCTCCACCCATAGATGTTGTAGATTCTGCATTATTTAGATAAACATATCCACCTTTATCACTATCCCATCTTGGAGTCTCACCACGTGCAATCGCCTCAAGATAATCGATAGGTTTTTTGGAATATACATTTGTCCAAGTCATTTCATCATTAATCCAAACATTTGCTTGAGTTTTATCTTCATGAACAGGAGCTGGGTCATCATACATGATTGTTGAAATACTCGTGTATTCTTTACCCGCAGGTGTTTTAGATTTAGTTAATTCGATTACAAGGTCACGACCTTTCTCAGGGTCAGTAATGTCACCTTTGTTTCTCCAAATAGGAATGATTTTATCCAAGATACCATCATTTTTATAATTGTGCTTAAATCTCCAAAATTTTACACCATCTTCTTCTTTATCTCTATCGATAACTTTTACAATGTAGAATTTACGAGAACGGTATTGTGCCGCCAATTGTTTGTCAGATTCTTTACCAGTAGACATCAACTCCTCATAAACCTCATTTAAAGGTGAACGTTCGTTGTCATTTTTTCCTGGGTCAAAAAACTTATTCCATTGTCCACCAACTTGGATTTCGTGGTACCACGCTTCTTTGAATGGTGAAGAACCATCTGGTGTAGGTAGGATACGTATTCTACGTTGTCCTGATTTTTCTTTGTCACTAAGAATACAAGCGAAATACTTTTTCATTCTTTCGTCTTGTGACATGTTACTTTGGGCCCCGCCCCCTTGTGCTTTTTCGTACTGTGCCAATACGGCATCTAATGAACTCATCATGTTTTTATATATTTAATTGTAATTTGTAGTACAAAGATAATCTAGATTTATCAATTTGTCAAATAAAAAAAGGTCACCTTTTGAGTGACCTTTCAATTATTTTAGTTTTTGTTATTTGTATTTAAAATCGTCTTTAACCTCACCACCTCGGAAAGAATCCTTTATATCATTAACATTGATGTCAGTCACGTCATCAGATGTTAAAACATACTCATTTTTTCCTGTCTTTTCCATCTCTTCTGATTTATCATCAAAGAATTGTGATAATTTTTGATTAAAAGGATATGAATCATAACTTCTTAACTCTAATTTTTCTTGTGGAGTTTTTTCTCGGTATTTCTCAATTTTATTCTCAAGAGCGTTTAACTTATTCATGATTCCATCCATCTCACCTAATCTTGATTCCAATTTACTTAATTGTCCAAATAGATTTTCAAAATAATCGTCTTGTTTTGATTGAGTTTCTTTTTGAGCAGTAACTAACTCAGTGATATCAAGTTCTTGACTATCACCACTTTCATCTTCAACGGTTTCCTCAGATTCTCCATCATCACCAATTTTTTCAACATCTGGGTCATTTGCAATATCGATTGGTGTTGCCACTTCACCTCCAGGAGGTGGTGGTGGAACCGCCTCAGCTTCTGCTGGTGGTGGCGGAGGTGTTGCTCCTGCATCAGGAGTTAATGCTGCGAAATCATCAGGTGCAGGTTCTGCCGCTTGTTCCATGATATATTTGTCAATACTTCTATATCTTTGGATTTCGCTTAATATTTTTTTATCTATGTTCATTTTATTATCCATTTAATAATTGTTTAATACCTTTAGAGGTTTCAACTCTAACTCGTCTGTTAGCTGTTGTTTGGTGTCCGGCTCTTTCAATAAGACCATCTCTTTCTCTTACGGTATAACAATCCCCAGTGTCTAAGTCACAAACTTGTTTGGTTCCGTCACCGTTATCTTCTTGTGAAAATCTTGTTGATTTACCAAGGTAGTTGTCTAATGCTGATTTAATATTCATAATTATGTTTCTATATAAATATATCGTTATTTGTTAAATTATAATTGTATTGTTAGTTTAAATGATTGGCTATCTTTTAATTCTGGAGGTGATACAGTACCAGCATTAATAGTAAACATACATATAATCGTACTATTACTTGGTGGTGTTTCCCAATTAGTTGTAATAACACTTAAAATATCCGCCTGATTCATTTTAAATGAGGTAGGTGATTGGAAGTACGTGGTACCCAAAGTAATACTACCACTTTCATAAAGAGTGTTACTTAATTCTGAATTATTAAATATTTCAGGTACTCCCACTTTAAATGTAAAGGTAGGTTCCACCACAAAAGGAGGTAACATACTATAGGTTGCTGATAATAAAGGATTAACATTAACCTCAATTAATGCTGTTCCTAATATTGTTACACCATTTTGTGTTACACCAATGAATGTTGGCTCACCAGTTTGTTGTGAATTTGTGTTGTAGTTTGCAGGAATATTTGGAGCAACTGTTGGAGGTGCTGCGGATGTTTGTAAAGGATTATACGTAAATAACCCAACACTATTACCAACGCCAAACTCACCTCTAACGGTAATTGTATTATTTTGAGGTACTCCAGTATTACTAAATGGAACCAAAACAACAATATTTGTATTATTATTAATTGTAATTCCTGTTGTTGTGGTAACACCATTTATTGTTACTGCAGTTATACTATTTAAATCGGTACCTGTAACATTCAATATAGTACCAGTCACACCCGTTAATGGTGAGAACGATACAATTGTCGGTGGAGGACAAGTCGGTGGTGATAATGTAGTAGTATTAATATTATTTGTCGCTCCCTCACCTACATTAGCAATTTGTTGGGTTTGAAGTTTAGCTGCGTTCCTTGCACTTTCAAAATCCAATCCAACTTCACCTGCAGAACCATACGCTTTTCTTATTGTATCGTATAAATCTTTATATAAATCTTGATTTTCATCAAAAAATGTTTCACTAATATTTGAAATTCCGTTACTTGGTGGTTTCCAATAACACACATAGTACTTAGGAATCCCTAAAGGAGCATTACCGTTTTCACCAACATAAATTCTTCTAATGTTTTGACTTAATCTTGCAATCATGAAATCTAAAAATTTATCAAGATTTTCAAAATTAGCTATAGGTTGTGATATACGAGCACCTAACGAGTTTGGAAGTTTCACACAAGATGCTTTTTCTTCGATGAAAAAATCTTTACCAGCCGTACCCCAATATGTGTTTAACTCAATAGATGCAAAATTATTATTATAACCTTCAAATTTATTTTCATTAAAGGTTAATACATAACATAATAAATAAATAGTAGTTTGTAGGTCAGTGTTAGTTGTTCTCCCCCTTATAGCATCGGCAAGTTGTAATGGTGTTAATCCTATTGTCACCGATTCAACAAAATTACCCCAAGTAGAATATTTTGAATTTAAATTAGTTGTACAGGTATTTGTAGCCGCACCAACATTATCCCCCTGTTGAGCCAACAACGCAGATTTATTAATATTGGTTATTGGTTTAACCGTAATATTATCTTTGTTTGTCTGAATAATAGTCTCAATTTGAGTTAAAAGATTTTGATTAATACTTTGTAGAAAATTATCAATAGAAGGTAAATCGTATATTCCTTGTCTAATACCCGTAAAATTTGTTTTAAAATCTCCAGCAGTAATTACATGATTAACTTCAGTAATCAAATAAGGACCATTAAACATTGGTACGTGTCTAAGATTAAAATACATTGTAGGTTGTAGTAACGCATTACCTAAACACTCAACCTGACATTGATAACTTCTTTGTTTGTATAGATTATACAATCCAACATTTTGGGTTGCAACATCTTTACCTGAAGCCTGATTAATCATATTCAATTGTGTTTGTATTGTTTCAGATGTCGCTTTACCACTATCCATACTAACACTGAATGAATAGAATATGTTTTGACTCCTAATACCAATATCAACATTAAACCCAACACATTTATTAGATAATGCCCAATCTTGCTTATTTACTTGATTTTCAATTAATGGATTTTCAGATGCTCTTCTCAAATCAAAACCGTCATTTCTATAACGAGAATTTCCTTTAGGTAAATCTAAATATGCCGATGGAAGTCCTGAATAAAAACAAACCATTTTTGGTCCTGATTTTCTATAATCAACATCCAAAAACGTACCCCACATATTATCGGCAAATTGTAAAGAACCTTCAGCACTTTGTGAGAGTATGGTACCATCAGCGTCTTGTACGTTATAAAAATTAACATAGGCTGGTAATGGCATAACATTAAATTTATTTTTAATTAATAAACCACTAAGAAATGTAAAAACACTCATTTCCATATTAATGGAACTTTGAGTTAGTATATTCTTTAAGTCAAATATATCAACAAGAATGACATCCCCAACATTTCTCGACGCTCTATCCAAAAATAAAAAGTCCTCATATAAAGTTTTATTTGTGAAATCACCACCAGAAATCCATTTATCATTTAACGCTTTAAATACCTCATAATTTTCAACCTTACTTTGTTGACCATCAATTACACTCTCTATTTTTCTCTCAGGTAATTCTTGTTGGTTAGGTAATTTAGCTCTTACTCGAGTTAATATTTCATTTAAGAAAAGATTTTGAATCGCACTTGTTCCTCCTAAATAGTTTTGAAGTAACACTTTAAATTGACTATTATTAATTGTGGGATTATATAATTTTTGAGTAGCGTATTGTTTAATAAGTTGAGAACATAGTTCAATATTATTAACCGAAAACTCAATATTATTATCAATAAAGAAATCTGTAATATACGAACCTTGGTCGGTGTACCTTAAATTTAATATAGTTGAAAATCCTACCCCTGTCTCTAACGCCAACCATTCATCATTATATAACGCTTGAGATTGAGCCAAAGTAATTGTACCGTTAAGTGATGGTAATGTATTATTAACATAAGAGTTAAACTGTATTGGGTCAACAACAGGATTGTTTCCACCATTTGAGGCAATAAATGAGTCAACAGTTCTTCTTTTATAATTGGCGGGATTACCGTACTTTAAAATCACATCAAATTCCATAAACGATTTAATAGTATTTGAAAAACCAATCAATTGTTTATTTCCAAGGGTATTAAAATATTCAGAATTGGTTAAAGATGTTGGGGCATTTACCGACATCAAACTTCTAAACAAGTATTGGAAATTTTTAAATACCGCATTATTATCTACGGGAGATTCATTAATAGGAACAACAACTTGTGGTCCTAAATCAATATCCGCAACAGGTTTAGAAAAATTTAAAAACTCTTGTTCAAATTGGTCTAATATACTTTTATCAAATACTGAGAATACTTCTTCAATTTTAGAGTAACTATCTTGAAGTAATAATTTAAATGGTGCTTGTTTCTCATCACCCGTTAAAATTTGATTAACATAAGAATCTGCTTGTGGTACAACTATTTGGTCATTATCAAAATAACCGTAATTTGGTGCTGACCATAATAATCTAATAGAACCATTATAAACTGATGAATTATTTAATAATGGAACCGTTTGAACATTATTTTGTAAACATTCAACATTAACTTGATTTATTGTTGACCCAAAAGACGGTACTATAAAATAATTAACACTTGTGGTGTTTTGACTTGGAGAACAAGTTGCCGCAGAGTCCTCAGGGTCAATTACATTATCAGGTAAAATCACTGACCATGTTTCGATTGATGTTCTATTAAATACTGTTGGTTGTGCAGAACTGTTTGGGTTAATGTTTGACTCGGTAAAGTTATATACTTTCATACCTCCGTTAATACTTGTCTGTATTTCCGAATCAGTATATCCACTATATAAATCATATCCATTGTAAAAAACATTAAAGTCATTAATCACTTTAGGATAAAACCCTGTTTGTATTTGTGAATTATCAATATTTGTATTATTTTGTAATCTTATCTGTTTTTCACCATCAAACTGAAATGTATATGTTTTAGTGTCGGAACTTGTTACGGGGTCAAAATTAACTTTATAATCAAAATTTTCCCAAGCAGTTTCAAGAAAATCAATACCCGTTGTTTTTTCTATTTTATATCGGTACCATAAAGAACCCATCTTTAATACCCAAGCATATGGCATTTTATGAATTGCACCATACTTTTTAAAACAAGAAGCAATATAATCTAAATCATTTGGTGCCCCATATGTTTTATATCTTTCTCTTAACGACGCTAAAGGTAATGAATTTATAAAAAGATAAGCGGCTTGAACATACGGATACTTATCTCGTCTTCTCCAATTATTTACCCCGTTTTGAATGGCATTTACCAAATACGGAGTATTCAACATGGTTGTTGTTGTTTCCGTTGTTAAATTTGTTGTAGGTCTAAAATGATTGACATATCCTTCTGTTGGTATAAACTTGTCAGGATTTTTTCTCGTATCTAAAAATATTGTTAAGTTTGTTGCGTTAATTTCCGTAATTGGGTCTGTTACATTTAAATACGAAAAATTAGTTACAGGTCTATTAGTTGTGTAATCATAAACACTATTAAAGTTTGATATTACATTTCTTGGTATAAAAACAGTTAATGTTTGATTTGTATTATAAACCGAATCACCTTGTGCTTGATTACTAAGACTCATATTATTACTCACCCAAGTTGGGTTTGTAAATGGATAGTTATCAATAATTAATGGTTCGTTA